CGTCGCGCCGACGAACCGCATCCAGGGCCAGATGTCGACCGGGTCATTGGGGATCGGAGTGCCGGACAGGAACCAGACGCGCGACGCCCACCGCGCCAAGCCTTTGCGGCCGTCGCACTGTGTGCCGAGCATGGCGCGTGTCCGTGCGGCCGCAGGGTTCTTGAGGTAGTGGGCCTCGTCGAACACGATGGCGTCGAACAGATCGCCCTCGATTTTCGGAGCCCACTTCGCTGCCATCTCATAGGACAGCAGCAGGACGTCGGCCTTGCCCTTGAGCCAGACGCCGAGGTCGGAGATCGAGCGGCCTTTGATGGTGCGCCGGCGGTAGGTCGAGAACTTTTTAAATTCTCCAACCCAGACTTCGCGCACGGCCGCAGGGCAGACGACGATGATGCGCTGCGCAGCGACGCGGTCGAGCGCACCGATGGCCTGTGCCGTCTTGCCCACGCCCATCTCGTCGAAGAGCCCGGCGCGTTCGAGGGCGGCGAGGTAGCCCGCGCCTTCGGCCTGGTAGGGGAAGAGGGGGAGGGGGCTGTTCACAGCGAGGCCATCACGGCTTCGACGAAGGCTTGGGCTTGCGGCGCGACGATGGCGTTACCGTAGCCGCGCAGTCGTCCGACCCTGTTGACTGCGCCACTTGCAAGAGGGAAGCGATCGGCGGCATCCGCGACCAGGGCTTCGCCCCAAGCCGCCTGTGCGTGGCGTGCCAGAACTGGTGACAGAAGACGCACAGCGTTTGAAGGTTCGGCAGACTGTTGTCCGTCCAGTCCTCGTTGACGTGATGCACATGCAGCCGCTGCGCCGAACCACAGCTCTCGCAGTTCGGCGCTCGATGCTTCCGCGCTTGCGCATGGAAGGCTTTGCGCGAGAGGCCACCCTTGCTGCGCGAGTTGGCGCAGGAAAGCGAACAGAACTGGCGCTTGAGAAAGGCCGTTCGATCCTCCAAACGGCCACCCGCCAAGACTTTCCGTTGGAAGCGCGCTCCACAAATCGAGCAACGCTTCTCGGGGGTCGGTTTCACGTCCGCACGCATCGACTACTTCCTTCGTGAGGGCTTCAAGATCAACGCCGCGCACTGATCCCATTCCAAAGGTAGACCCATTAGCCAACGACTGAAAGAGGGATTTAACTGGCCTCCACTTTCCATCCCGGCATCCGAGCCAGTCAGCATCTCGCCAGAGGCCGTTAGTCGGGCCGGGCCGTCGAGGTCCGTCAAGAACATCACCGCCTGCTTGGATACAGGCGACTTGCTGCCGTTCTCCCTCGCCCACTCCGTCTGCATACTCTCGTAAGACCGACGGCTGTGGTTGTCGTCCGCCACCGAGGGTGTTCCCCAACCCGCTTGCATGCTCGCCGTGTGCAGCGCCATCCCGCCCTGTCGATTGGTCGAGTTGCCCGCGCCGTTCGTGTCCGTGACCTCGGGCGTCGGCCAGCCCGCTTGCCAGACCGCTCGGCCCAATAGCGCGTTCTCCGGCACGTTGTCGTTCCGCGAGCCGTCCTTCCAGTCTCGCGTCGTCGGCGTCGGCCAAGGCTGACCAGTAGAGCCGCTGTCGGATGTGCGGCGCGCCGAAGCCCGCAGCGCAGGTATCGACCGCCCCGACGGCGTAGTCCGCGCCTTCCAGGTCAGCGTATACAAGGTCGAGCCAAGCGAGGCCGTCCTTTGACGCAACCTGTTCGCCAAGAACGACGTCAGGGCGGCACTCGCGGATGAGGTTGAAGAAGGCAGGCCAGAGATGTCGCTCGTCGTCGAAACCTCCTCCCTTCCCTGCTGCGCTGAACGGCTGGCAGGGGCAAGATCCGGTCCAGACGGGCCGGTCGTCAGCCCATCCGGCAGAGCGCAGGGCGTGGCTCCAGACGCCGATCCCGGCGAAGAAGTGGTGTTGGGTATAGCCTCGGAGGTCATCTGGTTTCACGTCCACAATGCTGCGCTCGTCGACGTCGCCAGGGGCGATGTGTCCGAACAGGATAAGGGTCCGCAGCCACTCGGCGGCGAAAGGATCGAACTCGTTGTAGTAGACGCTCACGCCCCACCTCTCTTCGCCAATGTGTTCGCGCCCCACAGCGACAGCATGGCCGCTTCGGCCCGACCGTCGTGCTTGGCCAGTGGCCACAGGTGTTTGTGTGCGGGCAGGAGATCCGCCGCACGGGCGCGCGACTGCTTCTTGTCAGCAGGCACGCGGAGCGCCTGCTTCCACTGCGCCGGCGCGACAGTCTCGACGGCCAGGCCCGACATGCGCGCGGCCGTCAGGATCACGGCATAGCCGTAGCCGAAGCTGAACGCAGCCGGTGCCGACTGGCGCGGGAGCCCCTGCACCTTCTCGATGACGAGGTGTGTCGCCCCCATCACCGCAAAGCCTCGCACCAGTTCGATGACAGCCTCGTCGTCGATCGTCGGCCTCTTGGCCTTGCCGACCATGCGGATGTAGGTCGGCATGTCGAAGACTTGGAGGGTGTCGTCGCTGACGCGCAGCGCGAAGGCCCCTGTCAGGCCAGGGTCGCAGGCGACGAGCATTACAGCCCCATCGCTGCGAGGTCGTCGGCGATCGACGGACGTTCCGACCATGAGCGGTGCCAATCAGCGGCTTTGAGCGCGGCACCACGGCTCCGATAGTTCCGCCCTCCGCTATGCCAGATGCCGTTCTGCGTCAGAGTGAAGGACCAGCGCTCGCCGTCCTGCGTCAGTTCGGTGTGCCAGGTGTCAGTCATGGCGTCTTCTCGTTATTGGGGGTTGGGGCAACGGCATCCAGTGGGTTGGATGTTGGCTGATGACGTTGCTGAGACAAGCAGAAACCCAGTCTCCGCCGCCAGAGGCGTAGTTGCGGTAACGCATAACGTGGGCCACCATAACAGCGTGCCAGCCGTCAACAGGGGGTGCGGCTGCGAGGATTGCGCGGTAATATTTCTTGCCCTTTTTCGTCAGGTTGCAATCGTAGCTCATCGCCTTGGGCTTGGTAATCAAGCCGTGTTCTCGCAGGATGGTGAACTGCGTATGGCCACAGTGATAGCCGACCACGACCTTGCCTATCCCGTCGTCCACGACCTGCCTGGCGGTCATGGTGCCGAAGTTGGCGCGGCCATGAACGCGGGCGATCTCGGCATCGCTGATGATGTCCTCCCGTCTCATGCGTCTTCTCCTGTAAGGGCGGCTCGGGCGTTGATGGCGATAACGCGCTTTAAGTGGACCCAGCGGCCATCCTCACGTTCGGCTTCAATCTGGATATTCCGCAAAGCCCCCCGCATTCTCTCTATCTCAGCGGCTTGGCGTTCAATGGTGGAGAGCGCGTAAGTCACGTCCTGTTTAACGCCTTCGTCTTTCAAGCGTCCGCGTTGCAAATCGTCGGCCAGTCGGTGAAGCGGATTGGTCGGGTCGTTTGTCGGGAAGGTGGCAGGGTTGCGGTTGGACAGACCGGCTATGTCAGTGGTGGTCATTGGCGTTTTCTCCACTCGGAACGGAAGGCGGCAATGAAGCTCTCCCCGGCGAGATACCGGGACCACGCTCGGTCATAGACGCTCGCGGTCATGCGCAACTCCATTCAATCTCGACCGGCCCGATGTATAGGCGGCGGTAGTGCGGCTTGCTGGAGGGGCGGATAAACGCAAAGCGCCAGCCCCAGCGAAAGGCAACAAGCAGGTGCCAGAAGCCGCCGTTGCGATGTCGGAGAAACCCGGTGCTGATAAAATATCGTCCCGTAATCATCCTTCCCTCCCTGTATCAGCGGCTATGTCAGTGGTGGCCCATTGGGCGCACTCCGCCTCCGCCTTTTGAAGGTCCGCTTCGGCGCTGGCTAACGCTTGGAAAGCAACCTTCAGCAGACACGGAGCGGAGGCGATAAGGCGAGCGTTGGCTGCGTTCGTGTCCGCGTCGTAAGCAGACAGCCACATATTTTCGTATCTGGCGCTGGCAATCACTTCACGACCGCCGGGGCCGTAAAGGTCGAACGTGGATGCGCCCGGCGTGTATCCGTGCCCAAACTCCCAAGGCCCCGGTGTGTGTTTTGCGTCGGTCATATCAAGCAATCCAAAAGAGCGAGAGAACACCAGCCACCACGGCCAGCAGGATGATAGAGCGAGGGCGGAACACCTCGGCCAAGGCTCGGAACCAGATCGGCGGCTCGTCGCAGGGGCGGAAGTCCCAACCACGCTCGGACTGGCTGGTCTGCATGGCCGCAACGCGGCGGTGATCACGGGGATCGGAGGTCATTGGGCTGTCTCCTGGAGGGCTGCGGCCAGCCGCTCGGCGGCGGCGGTGAGGCGGTCGCGCTGGTCGCGGTCAAGGCCGACCAGGTCGAGCCGCTCAAGCCGACCAATGGCGACGGTGACGTCTGACATGCACCGCTCGAACGTGCGGGGTGCCAGGTCTTCCGCCGACATGACCACATGCGGATGACCGTAGAGGGGGTGGGTTCTCATCGCGCCACACCCATGATCTCGGTGGCGATGGCGAACCAGTCGCCGAGGGGCGGCAGGTCGTCGCCGTGTTCGGACCAGTGGTCGTCGGCGCGGTTCTCTTCGGACGTCGGGTCGTCCTGCTCATCGTCAAACATAGTCGTGTCCTCTGTGGTTGTGGAACATAAAGCCTTATGCGGCTTTCAGCCACAATGCAACAGGCCCGCCGCACATTTCTGCACGGCGGGCCTGTAATCCTCAACCACAAGGATCGCGCAAGCGCGAGTGGCCTAGTTAGCGTCGGGCTCGGCGTTTGGCAAGGTGTCGTCCATGCTGGCGGCGAAGGCCAGCAGGTCAGCCGCCTGGGCCTTGGCTCGATCGACCAGCGTCCTGATCTGCTCGGGCGAGAGGATCTCGGTGTAGCGGCTGGTCACCATGGCCTGGACAGACGACTTGCCTCGGCCGATGGCCTCGCCGATCTCTTGGGCCGTCGCATTGCTGACAGCCTTGTAGCGGGCGAGGATCGGTTCCCCTTCGGTTCGGAGGCGTTCAGGGGCCGCAGGAGGGGCCGCAGGAGGCGCGACAAGGCCAGTGGGCATCTCGACCGCCTGGGCCTTGACTTCGGCCTCCCTGCGCGCTCCGCAGGCCATGCACCGGCCATTGGCGGCTACGGTTTCACCGCAGTTGTCACCTCGATCCTCCCGGCACGGGTCGAGATGGACGGACGGCGCGACAATCGCGGGTTCTGGCGGGTCGAGGGCCTCGGCCTCTTCCACTAGCAGCGCGAGGGTCAACGGATCCTCGGCCTCGGCGTCACGGCCAGCCGACAGCAGGAGCGCGGCGATTTCCGCGCGCCTCTCGCTTGGGCTCATAAGCGCAAGGGTCGGATCGGCCGCGAGGGCTAGGGCGACGGGATCAGGGGTGTTCATCGGGCGAGCCTTTCGAGGGCCTGGATCCAGCCGATGAACGCGCCATCGGTCAAGTCCTCGACCACGACCTTGCCTTGTTCGTCGCCCTCGTAGGCGTCGAACGGCTGCGCCGAGATGTGTTCGCGCAGGGCCTGATGCGCGCCGAGGGCGGCGGGCACATCGTCGAGGGCCACGCCGCGCGCGTCGAGGGCGTCGGCCAAGGCCTGAAGGTCAATGAGCGCGACGCGCAGGGCGTCGGCCTCTGACGGGCTGGCGGTCAGCCGCGCAGCCTCAAGGGTGTCTAGAATCAGTTTCATCTGTTGGTTTCCAAGGCGTGGCGGACGTCCCGGATCTCGCGTTCGGCGATCTCCAGGCGGCGGATGTATTCGGCGCGGCTGGTGTCGCCGTCGGGGTGAAGCTCGCGCATCAGGAACAGCAACAGGGTGTCCCCCTCGTGCTCGGCTTCAAGGTGGTGGTTCAAGTGCGAATAGTCCCCGCCACCGTAATAGCAGATCAGGACTTGTTGTTCGGCTGAAAGGCTCATGGGCTCTAGGTTCCTTTGTGGTTGGTGATCGGCGCTAACAGGCCGTCAAACCCCTCGCCGTGAAGCGAGGGGAAAGAGGGCGCGTCAGGCGATGAAGGTGAAGCCGTCACATCCGCCAATCTTGACGAACGTCCAGCCGTCGAGCGAATAGCCCGCAGCCCAGTCACCCGGCCAGCCCATCGTGCGCGCCAGGGCCAGTGCAGCCGCCGCGTGGTTGGCCGGACGGGAAAGCGCATAGTCGTACGGGATCACCACACAGTCGGTGGATCCGGCGACAGATGCCTTGATCCGGGTGCCGCGATGGTTAGTCGGGCCGAGTTGCTTTGTGGAAATAGCGGAGGTCATTGCGAGGGCCTTTGTGGTTGAAAAAGTCTAGGTGGCGGGGGATGCGCCCCGCCTCGCCTCCTATCCCTGACAGCCAGGCCCCGGAGCGGGGGTTGTGGACATCGCGCCGGGTTTCTCCCCGCCGCGCCACTCGTTCTGTCTATAGCCCGTTTTCTACAGTGCCAACCGGCTATGGAAAAAAAGTTACAGAGGGGCGAGAGCCCCATGGGCTTTAGGATCTGGCGCGGGCCTCTAACCGGCGGTCAGGCGCGCCAGGGCTCCCCGTGTTTTTCCCAAAAGGCCACGGCGCAATCGGTCGCGGTCCGCGCGATCATCGCCTCGCGTTTCTCTGGCGAAGGGTCAGCGGCATAGGCCTTTTGAGCCAAGCGCGCGGCGGCTGCTATGCGCGCCGAGATGTCAGCGGCTGTCGCGGCATCGGGTGCCGCGCGATAGTCGGCGAGGGTCAGAGGGGCTGAATTTCCCATGGGCTTTAGGTTCCGTTGTGGTTGTGGAATTGCGGGTGTTAGACGCGCGTGCCTATGCCTCGCGCAACAATCGCTGCCGCGTAGGCGGGCGACAGCGCAAAGCGCATCGGCTGAAAATACAGCGCGCCCCGGAAATATTGGCCGGGCTGTATCTCCACAGTTATCAGTCCTCTTCGCATTGTCTGGCGTCCCTTCGGATCAGGCTCTAAGCGGCCTAGAAGCCCGTCGGACGGATCCGACGGGAAACTAGGCGGCTCAGGCCGCAAGAGCGACAGGCGCGCCGTTACGCGACAGAGCGAACCGCGCAGCCTTTCCCGCGCCGTGCACGATGATAACGGGCGACGCCTTCGCCTTGCTGTCAGTTCCCATGCACGCGCGACAGGAGGCGCAGTCTGTTTTCTTTCCCGCCTCTTCGGAGGCGGGACAGATAAACTCGAGCTTAGGTGCGACAGGCTCGGAGGCGTCACGGATCCGGAACGTGCGCCAACCGGCAGCGCGAGCCTGAAAGCCTTCTGAGACGCTGTCAGCGCTCGCCATCGTCAGCCGTTTGAAGGCGTCGGGCGCGGAGCGCCATTGGTGAGTGTAGCCGGTCCAGGCACTGGCCTGGCTGACGAAAGCCTCCCAAATCGCGACAGGCGCAGCGGCAGGATCACCATATGCGCCGAGACGGACGGTGCGGCCCGCGACAGCCTGCGCAGCGTCAGCAAGGCTCAGGCGCGGGTAGATGCCGCGCTTATAGGCGTCAAACACCGAGCGCGGAGCTTGCCATACCGTGACATAACAAACTCCGCCGAGCGCAGGCCTATGGGGGCACTGACCGCAAACTGACGCATCGTCGCCAGTGGCCAGAGCCTCAACCGGCGCGATGTCAGAGCGCAGGATCCAAGTCTGGATCAGGTCGCCTGTTTTCGCGTTGCGAGATTTGGCTTTGATGCCGGTGGCAATAACGACAATCGGAGCGCCGTCTAAAGCGCTAGGCCCCTCGTACAAGATAAAGCCGTTCATGATCGATCCTCTGTGGTTGTGGTTGTGGTTGGCGATAGGCCTAAGCGGCCTAGAAACTCGCCACGCTGACGCATGGCGAGAAACTAGGCGGCTCAGGCGGCTGTCAGATGGCGAGGCTTGGCGATGGCCCATGCGGCGCTCCAAAGAGCGCAGTCAGCGTCAGCTTGTATCGCGGCCGCTGGATCAACGGGCGAACCGTCGGCGAGGGTATCGTAACCGACAGACGGTTCGCGGCCCGTGACAGTCTCGAACGCCTCTGCCATGGCTACGTTAGCGTCGCAGAAGTCATGCGAGGCGCAAACCCCGTCGGAATAGTCGACGTTGCGGGCTTGCATCTCGGCCCATTGATCAGCGGAGAGCCAATCGCGCAGAACGGCGGCGAAGGCACCGGCGATGCGCTCTTGTGTGCTGGTCATTGGCATGCGTCCCAAAGGGTGACGAAAGCGGAAAGGATCTGGCGCTGGCGCTCTGTCAGCCCGTCGGACATCAAGAGTTCTAAAGCGCATCCGTCCTCAACCCCTTCATTACGGAGAAGGGTTTCGTATGCGCGGGAAAGCGCATCGCAGTTAGTAGGCGCTCCGAGATTTGCCATTGGCTGTAGTCCTTTGTGGTTGTGGCGCCCTCAACCGGGCTGGCCAGCGAATAATGACGCCTTGTGCCGTGTAGTCAATAGCTTTTTTCGTATAGGCATTTTCCCCTTATAAAACAGTGCCGTTCGCGCAAAGGTTTATAGCCGGAAAAAGTGGTAGCATACTAGGTTGTGCGCTCGTAACCCATTGAAATCGGCCAGGTATTTTTGGCCCCCCCTAGTACTTTACCAAACTTACCACTCCGAACGGCTACAAGCTCGGATCACGGTGTGAAGAGGGGCTTAAGGCCCCCTCTCTTCCCACGCGCCGGTTGATCGGTGGTGCGCGGGTAAAGGTTAGGTGCACCTAGTTACCACGGCAAAAGGCTACAGAAAGGGACGGCCGTGGCCTTGTCTGGCGAAGGCCCGTCGGCGCTAGGTCATAGCGGAAAAATATCGAAAGCGGCCGGACCACCTGCTAGGCTTATGGGGCGAAAAAGGTTTTCCACGGCTCTTCACCCTTTCGCCTAGCAGGTGATCAGCCCCTTTGAGTAATCGTCATGGCCCCTCGCGGTGCACCGCCTAATCCGTTCCTTCCCGGCAATAAGCTAGGCGGGCGAAAGCCCGGATCCCGCCAAGCCGTTGCTACGCGTTTCTTCAATGACCTTCACGCCTTGTGGCAAGAGCAAGGTGAAGCGGTCCTGCGCCGTGCCGCTTTTGAGAAACCGATGGAGTTTGCTTCAATGGTTGCAAAGCTTATGCCACAGAAGCTTGAGATCACCACGCCGACGGACGGACTGTCAGACGATAGGATTGAAGCCCTAATCACCCTCGCCGAACGCATGGCGGCTCTCAAGGCAGGCGTTTCGCCCTCTATGACGATCGACGGAACGGCCAGGTTGATCGAAGGGGAGGGGGGGAGCCCCCGCGCCGGCGACACACGGGGGGAGGTAATAGACGTCGCGCCCTATACGACCGACAATCCGAAACCCCTTCCTGTCCTTGTCGGCGTCCAGCCTCCAGCCCCCACCAAGCTGTCCAGTCTAAAAGCCGAAACTGTCTACGACGATTTGAGCCCGACCCCTGGCCAAACAGCCACAGAGCCGACTGAACTCCAGCCGGACAGCCGAAAACACATTCCGAAAATTGGGCCGGGCGAAATTCCGACGACCAAAATCTCCAGCCTCAAGCCCGTGGCCGAAGACGACATTGACCCCGCTTCGCTGTTCTGACAGTCTGGCCCTCACCCGCAGCGTTTCCCCCTTCCTCCGCTGCGGAGCCTGGCGGCACCTTGGCGCAATAACTGGCCAAGGTGCCGCCTTCTTTCCTCGACCACAGGACACCACAGCCATGGCCGTAGCCCTCGCCTTCCTCGCCGTCGTAATCGTAGCAGGCGTAGCGCTCTACGCCGCCCTCGGCCGAGTGGCGCGGATGCTCGAAGACTTTGAGCGACAGTGACTGACGAGAACGAGATCCCTCCGGACGACGACGCCTCGGCTGAGGAGTGGGCAGCGTTTGCCCGCAGGCTCCGCAAGGCGCGCGACGAGAAGATCGCCTCCGACCGCCTCGGCCACTACAAGCCCTACGCCAAGCAACAGGAGTTCCACGAGCTTGGAGCCCTGCCTGTCTATGAGCGGCTCTTCATGGCCGGTAACCAGTTGGGCAAGACGTTCGCCGGCGCGGCAGAGACAGCCATGCACCTCACCGGGCGCTACCCTGTCTGGTGGAAGGGGCGTCGGTTCGACAAGCCCATCTCGGCCCTGGCTGGATCCGAGAGCGCCGACCTGACCAAGAAAGGCGCACAGCGCCTGCTGCTCGGCCCGCCCGAAACCGAGAGCGCCTGGGGCACTGGCTACATCCCGCGCGACGCCATCCTCGACACTTCGAGGAAAGCCGGTGTGCCCGATGCGATCGACACCGTCGTCGTCAAGCACGTCAACGGTGGTGCCTCGACCATCAGCTTCAAGTCCTACGACCAGGGCCGAGCCAAGTGGCAGGCCGATACCGTCGACTGGGTCTGGTTCGACGAAGAGCCGCCCGAAGACGTCTACTCCGAAGGACGGACGCGGACCAACGCGACCAAAGGGTCCGTCATCCTGACCTTCACCCCCTTGCAGGGCATGTCGAACGTCGTGCGCCGGTTCCTCAACGAGAAGAGCCAGCACCGCGCCGTCATCCGCATGACCATCCACGACGCGGAGCACTATACCGATGAAGACCGAGAGCGCATCATCGCCGGCTACCTCGACCACGAACGAGACGCCCGCGTTTCTGGCATCCCTATCCTGGGGTCCGGTCGTATATTCCCCGTCGCCGACGCCCAGATCCTTGTCGCACCTTTCCATGTTCCAGCCCATTGGCCGCGCATTGGCGGACTTGACTTCGGGTGGGATCACCCGACCGGAGCCGTCGAACTCGCTTGGGACCGGGACACCGACGTCGTCTACGTCCTGCGAGAGCACCGCGCCTCAAAGCTGACACCCGACCAGCACTCGCTCATCATCGGTCCAAAGAAGTGGGGCAAGCTGAAATGGTCGTGGCCGCACGATGGACACGTTGCCGACAAAGGCACCGGGCAGGGCCTGGCCAAACAATACAAGGCTGCTGGCCTCGACATGCTTCAAAGCCACGCCCTCTGGCCAGACGGCTCCAATTCGACCGAAGCAGGCGTCATGGACATGCTCCAGCGCATGAACGATGGGCGCTGGAAAGTCTTCGACGGGCTCTGTCCGCTATGGATGGAAGAGTTCAGGATGTACCACCG